AATCACCCACAAATTGACCGAATTTCAGCAATGCGTCACTGCGCGTCACACATGCGTCACTGAAATTTTCCACTGACGCACTACTCGATAACATCGAAATCATCCTCGTCTTGATCGTCGTTGGCGAAGAACACTGAGTTTATCAGCATATGAATTTCCATCCATCCCTCAGTCACCTTTTGATAGCTGATCTGTGCCTTTGCCTTGTGTGGCCAGAAGTTCATCTCCGTTGGCCTGCCATTGATTGTGATTGCGCATTGCAGGTGCCACGGCGCTTTCTCGTAGTTTGGCCAATACAGCGGAGCCTCGCCGCCGCACAGGTCGCCTAAATGCTCTGCTATGTTCGCGAACATCTGCACATTGTCATATTGCTCGTAATCGTCATCCCGGTAGAAGCAATCGCTCCAATCTCCTGTCCACTCACGTCTCATCAGTTCATCTCCCCAACTCTGCCCGTTGACACGACGCCTTTGCGCTCCCTGCGCTGGCTTGGGCTGTGATAGACAATTTCCTCCAGCAGACCTTCGTCGTGCCACTGGCGCAGGATTGTCTTTGCCTGCCCTGCTGTCTTTGTGTGGTCTAGGTCTGAGAAGTTGTATTGCGTTATGACTGAGCCGACCCAGCGTTGCTTGTCCTGCGGCCTGATAGAATACTTCTCGCCGTCCTCTGGACCTTTGTCGATCAGATCCAGCATATTGTTGACCACACGGGTTGTCATACCCTCCCACTGGTCTGGCAGCTTAAACTCAACGGCCACGCCACACGAGTCTCCGTTGTCTAGCTTTGTGCTGACCATGCGGCGGTAGATTGCCTTGTCAGCTGGCAATGGTGCGCTGAGATTGTGTTTGCCATCGTCCACTCGGAAGACACCTGTCGCGTTGGCTTCTGGCACACCGAGTGCCACAGCGTCCTCAAACTTCACTTTGTTTATAACTCTGGCGGCTCTAGCTGCGCCAATCAGTGAGCCTGCGCCGCGCACTGAGTCAATGTCGGCGTCCTCACCGTTGCCTTTGCGCACATGGTGAACGACATGCACGGCACAGCCAGCCTCTCTGGCCAGCTGGCGCAGCATGGCGACAACCTTCTGCACACTCATATTGGAATTTTCGTTCACTTCGTGCGTCGAGATAAATGGGTCAATTATGGCCAAGCCGATATTATTAGCCTTTATCTTGTCTCGCATATGGCTCAGGAAGGCGTCGTTGGTCTCAATGCCATCTCTTGTTTCCGCAGCCAGCGTGATGCCGATTGTGTCTTCCGCATCCATGAATAGTTTGCCAGCGATTTCTGGGTGCGTGACGTTGTGTTGCTTCATGGCTGCGGCCAGCCTGATCTGCATTTCCGTCATATCGTCCTCTAAATTGACGATCCAAACATTTGTTGGCTCATGCACCTTCTCACCCAGCAATGGTCGCCCAGTCACCACAGCTAACGCCTCCACCATCGTGAGCGAAGTTTTGCCGATGCCCCCGGCAGACGCCGTGACGCTGACAAAGCCGCGAATGTGGTGATGCCCGTAAATCCACCGCCTGCGCGGTAAACTTGCTTCGTCGATAGTTCCGACGGGTGTTGGCCATTCGAGCTTGGGTGCAGGCTCAGGTTGGCTCTCAGGCTCAATCTCAGGGCCGGGTATAGTGTCGAAATCATCCAGCCCGTCGTCTGGCTCAGGCAGCTGCTGATTGACCTCATCAAACTTGCTTGGCCGCAGCTCGGCGGCGTAAGTGCGCACGGCGGCTCGCATATCGTTATCGTGTTCAAAGTAGCAGTAAAGATCGAAAGCATCACCCCAGCAAAACTCGGCGCTGGTTTGGCCTATGCCTGCCGCTCTGTCTGAGCCTGACAGGCTGACCCAATGCGTGCCGAAATCTTTGGTGGCGTGTGAGCCTGATGTCTGCATGGGTGATCTGTAGCTATCTGACCGGCCCAGCTTCTCGTATCCGTGGCGCAGCATCATGTCAGCTATTGTATTACTACGGTTGAACTCGGCAACTGGATCAACGTCATCAAAATCTTTTTGCTGTTGCGCACGATTTTGCGCACGCAGCTGGCGCTCGGCGGCTGCACGTTCTGCTGCGATGGCTTCATTCTTGCGACGGAACTCTAAGTTTGCCCATACCTTGCTTTCGGCTGGGATAAGTAAGCCCTCACCTCTGTTGCGCAGGCCGTGGTAAAACTGTGGTTGACCCAAGCTATCTCTGCGCGCAGGCGGTACGTTGGGCAGGTAGATTGGCTGACCCGTGCGTGAGAGTGCAGCGTCGCATGTGATGCCTTCCTGCTGCATAAGGTCAAACAGAGCGAGCTGTGCGTCAACGTAGTCTTCACCGCTGATCGGCTCTGACAGCGGGATGAGTGCGCGCCACTTGCGGTTGTCTTCGCTGGCCCCGGATGACGAATAGATCAGTGCGGATGCGTTGCCTGTGACCCGCTCAACGGCGGTCTTCACTTCGGTCAGCGATGGATCGCCCTCGTCAACGTCAACGGCCAACATCCAATACTCGCCCCTTTCGCGCTGGGCGGCGTGGCTTCTGCCGTCATGCTCGCGGTATGTTGACGGAATGAAAAACTTTGCGTCGGCCTTTTCGGTCGCCTGTGGCTCGCTAACGAGCTTAGCTATTTCGGCTATGGTGGTGCCGTCATATTGTGACCCGGCGTCATTAATGCGAGTGTCGCGCGCACCAGCTGCAATCAGCATGTGTTTCTTGCCAACTTCGCTTGTCTTTGTTAGTCTGTGCATGTTCGGACCTTTCTCCATCCAATCTCGGGTTCGCTTTAATGTTACCCCCCGGCAGCGTCCCAACTGCCGGGGGTTTTCTTTTACCTAAAAGGGTATTTCGTCCTCTAGTTCAGCTGGCGCTGGAGCAGACTGCGGTGCTGGCGCGGCGGCTGGACCAAAGTCATCGAGAGCTTCATCAACGCCGCCAGACATCGTTGTCGGCACCTCATCGAAGTCATCCAGACCACCGCCACCATAAACTGCGTGCGTGACTTGCACAGTATCTATAAGCAAGCTGACGCCACCGTTGCCGTCGGGATCTGTCACGGGATACGCAGTGACCTTGATGCTGCCCTTTGAGCCACCCCAGAAAGCCGTGTCTGCCAGCGGTTGCTTCATGCCATCAATGACGCGAGGTTTTTCGTTCTGCTGGCCTTGGCTATTCGTGCCGTTGCGCTTGGCGCGGAACTCATAGTTGCCGCTGTCAAGTTTCTTCATGCCGAAAATCTTACCGAATGGCGCTTTCGTCTGGCACGTCTCATAATGTGCCTTCAGCTCTGCGTGCAGCGTCTTCGCTTCCTCAGCGGTCATCTCCCAAGCGATAGAGTATGCTGCGTTTGACGCTGTTGGCGCACACTCTTCGCTCTTCTTTTCGGACGTGTTGTAGCGATAGCACGCATTCAGCCGAGGATATTTAAATTCCACGTTGCGAATCATTACTGGTTTAAAGTCTGTTTTAGCCATCTGTTTTTCTCCAAGCTATTAAAGTTCGACTGCATCTAAACGCAGCCATCGTGGCAGATCAATCACATTAGTTTGATCTGACCAACCAGTGTCCCACTTCTGGGCCTCGTTGGCTTTTGCAATCTTGCGCAGGGTCATGTGCATTTCGCCTTTAGCCCAATCAAGATATTCCTCATGGATGATGTTTGTCGAGACCGAGTGACCGCCGGTTTTCTCAACGTGAACAAACACAAATTGTGACGCCTCATAGCCAGCCAGCTCTAAGCAGTGCATATAGAAGGCTTGCTGGATTGCGTAGTTATACGAGATCATGTCCTTCGCCACTCCGCGTGGTGAAGCGTCCTGACACGTCTTGAGATCGTATAGGACACCTTTTGCATCCCAATAGCTATCTGGACGGCATTTGATTTTAAGCCCGGTCTCAGGGTCGGTGGCAAAGAAGCTGGCTTCGTTGACCGTTGTTGGGCCAGCCATACGCTGACCCGCTGGATGGAATAGCACGCTATCGGCAATATTCCGCGCAAGGTCATAGTCGGCGGCGGTCAGCAAGGTCTGATCGTTTGCCTGTGCTTCCTCATAGGCTTCCGTCCAAGCCTTACCTCGGCGGGTCTCTGGCCCACGCACGACGCCCTTGCCATCTTCTAGCACCATTGCGTGTACGGCGGTTCCCATATCAAAGACCGGGCTTGAGCTGTATGTCTTCGCCTTCCAGTGTGCCAGCGATTTGCTGTGAACCATTTTCACGTCAGATGACGATATGTGGTCTTTCTTGGCGTGGTATCCTGTGTTGGATAGTTTGTCGGCAGGTATCATCATTGGATTTCACCGTCCATCTTCATTTCCAGCTCGCGTCTATATGTGTTCGCAATGCTCTCTAAAGCCGAGCCGCATCGGTGGAGGCCGTTGGCGATGCCGACTATGTTGCCGTCTCTTCGGTTGAGAGAGTCAATAGCGTCAGCAACATTCTGGCCGCTGTCATGTTGCGCCCACTCGCTTGCAAATTCTTCAATTGCGTAAGATATTACGGATTTAATTTCATCCTCAGTCATTGCATTTTCTCCCTCGCAATGTAGCAGAAGGTCTCAAAGTCTACCTCTGCTGTGTAGTCGTGATCGCAGTCAGTCAACGCAGCCAACGGGATCACACATCGGATTGGTTTGCGGTCGTATTTGTAAATTAGACATGGCATCTTGCCATCAAGATCGGCAGCACCCGCAGCTTGATCCCACCATGCAGGCGCACCGCCGATTGGGCCGCTGGCGTATCGCTTCAGCTCCAAGGTAAACGGGAATGCCGGGTCATCTGGGATCAGGTCAGCGTGGCCAGCGGTTCGATATTGCTCTAGGTTTCTCTTAAAGTTAATACCCAGCTCATCGCGTAAGGCGTTGGCCGTCTCGCGTTCAAAACTTGCTCCCTTGTTGCGCCCGTTGACCATTAGTCAGCTCGCGGCTGTTCGGCGTAAATCCCTACATTGGCCGCAGCGGTCAAAGCTGCCGACCGGATAAACGTGGCCAGCGCCATGCCAGCACGCTCTGCGGCCAGTGTCAGCGCCTCATGCTGGGCCTCATTTAAGACCACTCGACTCTCTTTCTTCATGTCACCCTCCAAGGTTAATTTGATAGGACGTTACATCCTAAAAAAAGTTAGTGCAAGTGTAAATTAGGTATTTACATAGGATGATTTAAGGATTAGTCTGATTGTATAAACACAAACTAAGGGAACACGGGCATGACAATTATCGCAACATTTAGCAACGGCTTTACTGATACATATAAAGGCCATCGCAACGTAAAAGCCGCATGGGCAATCACGCGCAATGTAGATGGCAAAATCATTGCGAGCGGCCATAGCCTCGACCGCACAAGAGCGGCCAAGACGGCGAGGGGCGCGATGAGCGACAAGGTTTATGGGTTTGGAGGGTATCTGCCGACCCGCGCATATCCCGGCGTTCATAAGTGGTTGATTGAACAGGGATACGATGGGCCTCGCGGGACATCACCAATGATGGCATGGGCGCGTAAAAAGAATGCCGAGCGCCTTGCTCGGATTGAAGCAGCCCACACAATCGAAATTGTTGACATATAACGCAACACGGGGAGCTTCGGCTCCCCACTCAAACTGGGAGAAACAAAATGAAACGTAAATTTGAAATCGCTGGCGAAATCTTATTTCTCTTGGCATTGTTTGCCATGCCATTATTCATCAAGAGTGCCATGCTATGAGCAATATAATTAACTGCCCTGAGTGCGACGGCGACGGCCAAGTTGAGCGTGACGTGTGGGTGCGCCAAAGCTCAACTTGGCATGGCGACTTTGAGTCTGTTATGGAAGATTGCGATAACTGTGGCGGCGTTGGGCAGATTGAAGCGCTGGAGGAAGACGAATGAAATACGACCCAGAAGCCCTCACCCGCCACGTCCTTGCCTGCGCAGATCAAGGCATGTCACAGGCCGACGTGGCAGATCTGCTGAATGTGTCTCGCTCGACGATACACCGCATCACCAGCAAACTTAATATAACTCTCGAAAGGAAAAAGCGTGAGTACGGACCAAACTCAGATTATTATAAAAAGGCTGGAGCGCAACAACAGCATAATGCTGACGGAGCAGAAGACTCAAATGAGGCCAAACTTGAAGCAGCGGCTGGAAGAGCAGCAAGCGCTAATCGACGTGCTAAAGCGCGAGATGCAAAAGACGCAGCAGAGCGACTGAAGGCAAAGCTAGAAGGCGTCACGGATAAGCATGAGCGCTTTGAGATTACATACGGCCACTGCCTGTGGGAGTTTGAGACACTCATGTATAGGCAGCGCAAACGTGACCCTCTGCCGTCTGGCCCGCGTAGGCCACTGACAGCCTCACCGTCAATGTTGATTGCCGCTGAGAAAATGAAGCAGCACAGCATCGACCAAGGGAACCGCCTGTTCTCGCTCATACCTTACGACCAGCGTGTGACAGCAGCAGAGGCCGCAGAGCTTCTAGGCGATAGCGTGCCGCGCACGTCAAGCTATCTCAAAAAGATGTGGGAGGCTGACAAGATCTACCGAGTGCGTGACTTTGTTGAAGTGCCGGGCTACACCAAGCGCCAATGGCGCTGGGTATTCAGCAAGCAACCGATCCAACCGTTGAATAATTGTTTTGAGGATGGTGGCGATGAGGACTAGGCAAAGGCAACTGGAGGTGGTCAGAGTGGCACTGGCAAAAGCGCATGTGGACAACTACAAAATGAACAAGGGTTGCGCTCGCTGCGGATTTAATGAGCATCCAGTTGCCCTTGAGTTTGACCACATTGACCCATCCAAAAAGAGCAAAACTGTGTCTCAGCTTGTTAAAAAGGGTGTGATGAAAAACATTATTGCTGAGATAGAAAAGTGTCAGGTTTTATGCTCGAATTGTCACCGAATACACACCTACGCAAACAAGCATCACATGAATACCTCGGAGAGTTTAGATGAATGACAAAGATATAGAACGCAAAATCCACATCGCTGGCTTGGTCGGAGCTGTCTTCGGCTTTGCAAGCGGCGCTGGCATGATGATGCTGGTTGCGATAATATTTTAATATCGTGCGGGTGGCCGTTGATAGTGTAAAAAGTTTGGCGCTTTTTGGTAGCAACGTCATCCTAGGCTAAACAACCACCATTCCCGTGGTGAAGTCGATTTTACTTGCGATGATAGCCACCCACTCAGACTTTGTAATCAAACCCACGCCGACCCGCAAGATACTATTTGAAGCTGTCCAAAGTTTTTTGCATCGACTGGCTTTCGTTTAGAAATTCCGCCTCAGACACATACGTTGTCGTCTTGAGGATCTCGTCGCCACGGCGAAAAACTACAGCGTCAAGATCCACCGCGACAAAGGCGTAAACATCTGACCGCTGCCCGCTCTTCTTTGCTGTGTAGAATTTGTACCTTCTGCCCACCCCATGCGTCTTGCTGGCGCTCTTTACCTGCAAAGTGAGAGTGCGTTCATACATTTGTATATACGCGTCGTGGTCCCTGATCTGGCATAGGGTGCAGAGATAACCAGCGAGCGAAAGACGGGCGAGTGCTAAATGCTCGCCCGCCCTGCCTACTGCCGCGCTGGCCTTCTGATCTTGGACGCGCAACTTAGCTAACCTAGCTAGACTAGGCCATGAGCCAAGTGTGGATTTTCTTGCTCTGGTTGCTTCGATCATCCAGCCCGTGATAACCGCCATTCACGCGGCGCGTGATGCGCTTGATCGCGTCATCCGTCACGCCCTCATCGGCAATCTTAAACAAGCCATTCTTCTCAAAAAACCACAGCGCAGTCTCAAATGCGTAGTCGTCGGCAACCAAGTCTGGGTCAGTCATAACATTCGGCACACCCATGTCAGATGCAAATGAGCGGTAGTTGTTGCGCCCGGTAAGCTGGAGAAATCCACGTCCAATGTATAGGCTCGCCTGCGCTTCATTCTCGTTACCCATGCGGCCAGCGTAAACCTTGCCAGCAAGCCCGGTTGGGTTTTTGGCGTAAGGTTCAGCATCCTCAACCGTTGGGAAGCGCGACGGCCACACAACCTGTATGCGCTCTGGTGAGCTATAGTACAGGCTCTCACGGGTGCGCTTGAAGCCACCACTTTCGTGTGACGCCTGCCCCATCAAGTGCGCGCCGCGTGCCGGGGACAGGTTGAAATACTTTGCGATTGCGCGCGCTGTATTCGGCCCAAACTCACCATCAGGCGTTGACCCGATTTTAGTTTGGAGGATAGCCATTGCCTTGCTCATTTTTTAGCCTTTTTCTTTGCCGTCTTGGCAGCCGCTTTAAATGCACTGGCCTTTGGCGCTCCCTTTGTGCCGGGCTTGCGCATTTTCTCGCCGCTTCCGGCCTTAATGCGCGCACGCTTTTTAGCAATGTTTGAATATAGTCCCATTCTCTCACCATTTAACCTTATCAGCCCAGTAGGCCGCTGACATTTTACCCTTTGCAATATTCTTTGCGTGGCGGGCCTTGAATGATTTGTTGCGAGCTGTGCCTTCCTTTGATCCAGACACGCCTTGCTGGCCAAACCGAATTGTCTTTGTCTGGTCGCCAGACTTGGCCACCACAACATGAGATTTGGTTTTATGACCGGGTGTGCGTTTTGGCTTGTTGTAGCCAGATACACCAGCCCTTGCTAATCTTGGGTCTTTTGCCATTACTTTTTCAATCCTCTCACTGTGCGGATGCCGAAGCTCGCCGCAATGCTTGCATACATTGCCCACTGGAACCACTGCGGTGCAGCATCCAGATTGGCGAAACCTTGCGCCATGTAAGGCTGTATGCCCGGTATGAAGCTGCCCAGTACAATGGCTATGAAGGCCACTGTCCAAGCCTCATCCTTCCACGAATTATTGCTGGCCTCAATCGCGGCTTGCTCCCACGATATTTCACCCGTGGCAATTTTCATCTTGGTCTCAGCTTCAGCTTTCTTCACGGCAGTCTTGCCGTCGATGTAGCTCGCAGCTAAGCCGCCGAGTGATCCTATAATCTGACCAATCATTTTACCTGCTCCTTACCCATCCAGATGCCAAAGCACCCCGTGAGAGCGCCCATACAGACGCTTACAAGCCCTGACTGTGCAACGCTGGGGTCAGATAGCCCCATGAACCAATGCACAGCCTGATAGGTCAGCACAGTGACCGCCAGCATCATCAAGCGCGGCAGAACCTTCCAGTCATCTAATATTGTGTGTGCCATTACCATTTCCCCTGCTGTTTGCCGATAAAATATAACACGGCCCCAAGGCCAGCAATCCCGGCCAGCACGATGATGCCGCCGACCACCCACATTACGATGGCCTCCTTGATCTCAGCTTGGCGATACGCAGTCTTCTTGCGCTGCGCTCTGATCTTGCGGAGCGTGTCTTTGTATTCTTCCAGACCCTTTGGCCCGTGCTGGTACATTATGATTGTTTCGATTTCTTTTTTCATCGCCTGCAAGCGTTTTTGCGCAGAGAATGCGTCAATCGCAGCCTGTTCTGCTGAGCCGGTCAGAGACGCGAACACACCCGGATTCTTCGCCTTTTCAGCCGCGTAATTTACGTCCGACACTGCACCAGCGAATTTGCTCAGAGCTGACGAAGCATCTCTGCCAGCGGCTATCAACGACTTGGCATTGTTCACCGCCCCGGCGGCAATGGCTATAGCGGAAATTGGATCAATCATGCTTCTGCGAACCTCACTGGGCAGATATAGCGCGGCGGCACGCTGTACTTGCGGTCATACCACTGACCCTTGCTGATCTTTTTCTGGCCGCACTCGTAATAGCAAGATTTGACCAAAACATTGCCTGCGCCCTGCACCCATGCGTGTCCGAAGCTCACAAAGACCAGCGCGCAAAGCATTTTATCTATCCATCAGCCTGTCAATTTTCTCTTCAAGCCGATCAAACTTGTTCATAATCTGAGAGAGAACCTCAGAGCTATCTGACTTCGTGACATATTCCTTGGCCATTTCCTCGCGGGTGCGGTTAAGTAAAATGCGGAGGCGATCCAGTTCTTCGCGCTGTGTTTTTAACCACCAGCCAATGCCAGCGATTACAACTCCAAAAAGTATATTCAAGATCGCGTCCATTTCCATTTTAGTAACTGCCTTCCCAGACCCGAAGGGCGCTAAACTCATTGCTTGCTAACTTACGTTTTAACACATCTTTGACGGCCTGTGTATCCGTCCAAGCAACTCCAGCCTCTTTCAGCCATACGGCCAACAAGGCCATGTCAACATTGCCAACGTGCTTGTAATCAGAGCCAAAGCTGTTCTTCGTTACCTCACGGGCCTGCGCCGCATCCTTGAGCATGTGGGACGCGTCGAAGGTGCGCTTGATAACCATGTTATCTTCGCCATCAAACGTGATCTTTTCCGAAACTTTAGTCGATGTATTAATCATTGACCCAAGCCTCATTGATATGGATTGTGGACGGATTATCAGCGCGCAGAGTGCCATTCTCGTTGCGCGCACGCTTTTTCTTTGCTGGGGCTTTAGCCTTTTTGGCAAACATTGGCTTCTTTTCAGCCTCAAGCGCACCAGCGCGAATTTCGTTGATTAGTTTGATTTCGCTGTCGGGAAGGTCAACCACGTCGCCCTTGAAAAACTTGCCAGCAGATGTGAATACATTTGCAACGGTTACTGTAGCTTTTGTCATATTGTTCTCCACTTAAAGTAGAATGGGGGCAGTCTCCCGCCCCCATTCTTTTAGATTATGAAGTTGTACAGTCGGCAATGATGCCGTTTGCAGCTTCATTTTTAGCGCAAAGTGTGAGTTCTGTCACAACTTGGCGAGTAGTGTTGTCGCCAGTTTTGGCCAAAGCCACGTTCTTCGTGCCACGCAGGGAAGCAACTTCCCACATGTTGTCTTGCATGATGAACACGTCACGCGAGCGGTTCTCACGGCTTGGCATAAATTCTACGCTTCCCCAAGGGGTTACATATACTGCCAAGGATTTAACAACGCGCTCGTCGCCAGCTTGTACGCTGGAACGCTGGTTGTTGTTACCAGTGAAGCCCAGAGCTACATTCATTTGGAATGCAGAAAGGTACACTGTGTCTGGCTTACCACCAGCAACCCAGATTGACTGCATAACAGTGTCAAAGTTGGCTTGTGAGAAAGCAGCTTGTGTGCCGTCTGTACGGGCGTCTGTGCCGTCGCCGGTTGGGTCTGCACCGCCGGAGCCAGCAACAGTGTTTGTTGTCAACCAAGCTGGTGCGCCAGCAAGTTCACGGGCTGTTGTGGAGTTACCAGCTGCGCGAGCGTTGTTTGCAAACAAAGCCTTTTCGATGTCCAATTTTTGCTCTTTGGCAATCTTCAAGGTCTGATATGCAATCTCTTTTGCGCGACCTGCATTATCAACATTATCGTCGGAGTCGGATACGACAACGGCGTTTTTGAAGATTTGCGTGTAGTTGCCCAAACGAGTTGTTGCTGCGCGAGCTTCGGCAGTAGTTGTGTCACCCTCAATGTGAGCATTGGCAGCGGAAGCACGAAGGCTATCTGTTTGCCACTCTACGAGAGTATTCTTTGCGGCCTTTTTAGCAGCTTTGCTGTAAAATGGCGTTTCCTCTGGCGAAATGTTGTGGATAACATTGCTGAGGTCTTCACGGATGCCTACGGAATCATAGGTATCAAATGTGTTGGTTGGCTGTGCCATTAGTGTGTCCTTTCAAAGACTTACTGATTTAAGATCAGGCTCAATGCGTCTTCCATAGAGCCAGTTTTCTGCAAGCGCTGTTGCGCTTTTTTACGAGTTGCAGCGTTACTATCAACCCGCTTCTTTGCACCGGGTTTCACCACAGGCCGGGCTTTCTCACCCTTGGACTGTGCTGATTTGCGCTTTGCCACCAGCTCACGATATTTGCGCGCATCATTTAACGCCCGCACATATCTAGCGTCGGTCACTGCCTGCATTTCCTCAGCCGTAAAGCCATAAGAAACGCCTGTATCAACCAATGCGTTTTTGATTGCCTCTCCCTTCTCAGGGTCAGCAATCTCAGGGATGTGTTGCGTCAGCACTTGTGCCTGCTCTGCAAGGTAGGTCTGGTGTGCCTCTTGCTGAGCCTGCATGCGCTGCTTTTGCACATTCTGAAGCTGGAACATATTTTGGTCGTATTGCGTTTTCGCCTCGTCATACTTGAGCTTTTCTTCCATGTACCCGATTGGGTCACTTTCAAACAACTCGCGTGTTGGCGGGGTTGGAGCCTGCAAACCACCGTTTTGCGCCTGTTGGTACAAAGCAGCGACTTGTTGTTGCTGCTGTTGAAATAGGGCTTTTTCTTGCTCAAGTTGCTTTCGCACTTGAGCATTCTCTTGAAGCCCACGTCCAATTGCCGATTGTCCCGCGTATCCTTGCTTCAACTGATCCAGTGTCCGTTGCTCTTCCTTGCCGTCAACCTTGACGGTGTAGAGCGCGGTGTCTTCAGTAGCTTCTACTAGGTCTTCGTCGTCAATTTCGACACCATCAAGATCATCTTCGTCTTGATCTTCGCTGGATGCCTCAACGTCATCTTGCTCGTCGTCTGCAACCTCAACTTCTTCAGTCTGATCGTCACCAGGCTCAATCATTGCGTCCACAGCTTCGTCAAAATTATTGTCCTCAGAAGTCTCCTCTGAGGGTGCGAGTAGGCTTTCTACTGCGTCGTCTAGGGTAGTCGATTCCATCGGTGCTACTTCCTTTGTTTGCGATCCAAAAGCGCCTCTGCTGCAAGTGCAGCGTCGAGTGTCACTTCGATCTGGTTAAGCGCACGAATCATCGCATGCGCCTCTTCACGGGCAGCTACGTCAGCCGCCCCACTGCTTGCGAAAACCTGCATTTGGTTTTCGCGCACACCCTGCATGAACTGCTGAAATGCAGTATCGTTCTTCAAACGACGGGCCTCATCGGCCTCTATGCGTATTTCTGTTGTCATTTTGCTAAAAGTCCTTGCATTGCTCCATTCATCGCGCTTCGGTGCATGGCACGTTCTGCGCCGGCGCCAAAGTTTCCGCGCTCAAATCTAGGAAACTTTTTGCCAGTGGCTTTTTCGTAATCCAAAGAGAGCATTCTTGCCGTCTCAATCGGAACCAGCATTGCCTGACCATTTGGCTTAAACCATATAGTTGGGAAGTTAAACGGAATGCCATCGTCATCTGCTTCTGTTGACAAATACTCAGTTGAAAGCCCACCAAGCCCCACATCTTGAGGCTTATGTTTTTTAGGATCAAATGGCTCAAGGCCAAATGTTTTGCTTAACAACCCTGTCATTATTGTTGCACCCCTTGGGCCATGCCGCCGATCATGCGCATTTTATCTTGCTCGGCCTGCACGCGGGCCACGTCAACGGCTGTGCCGTATTCGCCGTAAATCTTTGCCGCATCAACCAGCAGGTCTTGCGCCATCTGATCTCGCTTGAGGTCGTCATTGGCCGCTGCCTTCTGCATTTCAAGCTGCAACTTGGCCATATCAGTCTGAGCCTTTGTTTGCGCCTTCATTTGCTCTGCCTGCAAGAACGCAGCGTTTGGATCAGCCGCCTGACCTTGCTGCGCTTGAGCCTGCTGCTGCATCTGCAACATTTGCATTTCGATCTCAGGTGTAATTGGCGCAAAGTAACGGTCAGCATTGCGGATACCCGAAACAGCCAGCTGATCCGCCAGCGTGTTGCGAATGTTGGTCAGGCTAACCAAGCCGTTCATCGGCCCGTAGTTTTGGTAAACCATCGTTTGCATTTGCAGCGCTTGGTTTAGGGCTATCGCCTTCTCTTCCTCACGGCCAGTGCCGAGGCCCACATTTATGCTAACGTCAAAACCTGAATCCCAAACCCGTGGATCAACAGGCACAAACGTACCGTTCATCCGCATCATCTGTTCTTCGTCTACGTTCTTGCTCATCAAGCGCAGCATAATGCCAAATAAGTCACGCATGCCGTCGGCAAGGTTGCGAACCATAACCTCAACTTGACCCGCTGCGGCCTGTACAGTGGCCTGCACAGCGGCCTTTGTAGTTGACTGCATTGCATCAGGGTCTAGGCCCATTGAGGCTCTGGAAACGCCTGTCTTGCTCTCTACGAGGCCATCTAGGTATGTCAGCGCGCCAAGTGTCTGGCCTGCGGTGAATGGGACAGAAAGCTCCTGCACAGCGCCAGCTTGACGCATGCGCACGATTGCTCCGATTTCGTTGTTCAGCACGTCATCAATGTTGACTGCGCCTTCAACAATGCCGAGGCGTGGGTTGTTTGTCATCGCCACGTTGTCAAGGATAGAGCGCAGGACCGATGTGGCTGCGTCTTGGTCATCCATAACAATCTCGGCCAGTGAGCGGCCATAGAATGTGTGTGGCTCTGGGTCTATTTCAAACTTGGCAAACGGCAGCTCATCGCATGGCTCAAAGTCAAGCATTTCGTATGCCGTGCCACCGCATGTGATTTTGTGAAGGATGGGTACGCCAGTGCCTTCAACGTCAATGCGCATATAGGCTTCAGTCACGGCAACATTGCGCATGGATGGGTCTTGCACGTCCTCATCTGACGTATCCATGTCGTAACCGCGCCGCTCATATACCTCGGCTTCAGTCATGTCTGAGCCGCTCTCAAAGCTGTCCAGATTAAGCACCACGTCTGGGTCGTAGCCCATTGCAATCAAATCGCCAGCGCGCATGTCAGTGCGGTGAGCCACAACGTAGGCGTCGGCAAGGCTGCGAGCGTCACGGTTAATGAAGAACTCTTCAGGCGGAACGCTCTCAATGCACAGCTCACCCATTTCTTTCTGGCGGCTGAGTTTAACGCTGTGGATTGGCAGCTCAATCTCCATGCCCATTGGATCAATCTCAATGGTCATTTCAGCCGTATGCTCAAGCACAGTCACGCTGTCATCGTCCAGCAGGTAGGTATATTCGTCGTCAGACAGATCTGTGAACGTGTAAATCTCGGCCTCTGGATATGTCATCCAGTATGCTTTCACGATGCCTTGCTTTTTAACCAGCGCATCTTGGAAAGCGTCATTCATCACGCGGTAGCCGTTTAGCCGGGTAAACTCATGGTGCATAAACTCAGTGGCCTGCTCGGCCATTGCCACGTCTTCTGGGCCGTGAGGCACAAACTCAACGGGCTTGGCTGTGCTGAGGAATATGCGCATTAGGCTTGGCTTCACAGAACGCACGGTATCCCGTACCTTTGTGGCTACAACCTTGCTGCGGCCTTCCTCGTAACCAAGGTCAACCTCGCCATCGTAGTAGCGCTGGGCTTTGATCCGATCATCGCTGATCTCGCCCTCAACAAAGTCCACCGCGTCCGATATTGCGTCTTGGACAATGCTTTCGATTTCGCTGCGTGATTTTGGTTTAAGTTCCATTAATCGTGTCCTTTATTCGCTTGTAACCGCTGGTGTAGTAGCCATCAAGCCAACTTGCGCCAGCATGTCTGTCAGACGTTGCAGCTTTGTTTTGTCTTGCAAGCGTGAAGCCTCGCCCAACAGCTGACGAACCACTGCGTCACGCTCGGCACCTTGCAACGTGAGTATTTCGCCAATTTCACGGCGGATGTCGCCCGTGCCGTACATGATTTCGTCCATGATTTTATTGACAGGTGCAGCTATGGCAGTCTTAACACGCTGCCCAACGCTGGGTGCATTGAAGCTCTCAGGGTCACGAAGGTCTCGCAATGCAGACTGCGCCTCTGTGCGGAAGCCTGTTTGCGAACCAGCAAGAACGTCAGATGAGGTTTTGGCAAACTCTTTTTCAGCAAGCAAGCGCTGGGTAATGGCCGCCGCACTTTCGTCGCCAACAAGCATCCTGAGCTTCTCAGCGTTCCAGCTTTTGCCAAACTCACCCCAAGCGGCGGCTGCATCGTTGCGAGACGTTCCCATAAGGGAGCCAATGTAGTCCCGTGCGCCCTTCTGGAAGGCAGCTCGTTCCATGTCAGACATGCCTGCAAGTTTTGCTTCCAATTCACGCGGAGACAATGCAGATGTTTTGCCGCCAGTAAATACCTTTTCGCCGTCCTCAACAGCGCGCTGGATAGCGGAAGCCTCAGAGTATCCGGACCGAGCCGCTGCGTAACTTGGCAGCTCGTCCAGCTTATCGTCAATTTTATGCAAGAATGGCTTGAGGTTTACAGCAACGCTCCCACCCTCCCTGAATATAACGTCGCTCAACGCTGATCTGACGTTGTGCAGCTTCTCGGCGCTAACGTCGCCTTTTGTGCCTAAATCTTTCAACACAGCATTCATTTGAGAGCGAACCGAGCGTGAAGCATCCTTGCCGTACAAAACCAGTGCGCTGCGCAGTGTGTTTACATCAAACATTTTATCGCTTTGAGTGGCAGCCTCATACATTGGGCCAAGCACGCCAGACTTGCGCTCTTGCTGAGCCAATGTTTCCTCAAACCCTACGTTTGGCCGGTCAATGCGCTGCGTCATAACATCTTCAACACGCTGACCTGCGCCTGCACCGCGAGCGCCTATTTCGCGGGTCAAAACCTCTTGACCTTGGCCGGGGATGGTCGCCAAGCCCTGAGCTAATGTGCGTGGGCGGCCCGGCACGTCGGCCAGCATAGCTTCTGGCCCAAGGCTTCTGAGATATGACTGAATATCCTGAGCTGTCGCTTGAGGGCCAGACAGTTGACCAGCCACCCTGCGTGATGCTGCGCCACTGTAGCCACCGACACCGCGTCTGGTTAACTCCTGCGCGCCGCGTGTAGCTGCGCCAGCCACTCGACCAGCTACAGGTGAAACCATGCCGATTGTGCCGCCGACCGCAGTGGACAGAGGGTCAATTTCTGAAACTCTTTCAGTGAAGCCGCCTTCGCCGCGACCGAATTGTGGCAGAGCTGTGGCCGCTGCGCCAACGCCGCCAGACGTGGTTATTTGGCCTAACACGGGTAACTTTGATCCAGCTTTGAACGCCACCCCTCCGGGGGCAACCATGCTCGTGACTGCGCCAGAGGTTTGGCCTCTAGCGTATTGCTCGGGGGCTAGAAGCTGCAATGCTTCGTCAATCTGGCGCTGAAGGTCGCGGTACTTCGCGTAAGCTGCCTTTGCGCCCTCCATGTCGCCTGACTTCAAAAGCTCATTGGCAAAGTTGTAAGCGCCGCGAGCCTCGTCGTTTAAATTCATCATCGCGCCAGCTGTAAAGCCGCCGTATGTGGCACGAGTTTCAAGCTCGGCTTGCTTGGCGGGCTTCCGCTTCTCACGGGCGCGGTCCAATGCAGCCTGCTCACTTGCTGTGATTGTGCCGTTAGCCTCTAGTTTCTCCAAAACCTTGATGGCTTGAAGGATTTGTGAGGACTCAGCCGATGTCATCGTTTCCGCCATGATCGGCTCCTTACTTAATTGCTTCTAGAAGTTTTCTAGCCGCTTCGCGCTCTGCGTCGCCAGTGGGCGCTGGGCCTACTGGCGCCCTAAACGCTGCAAACGGGTCTGCGCGGTTATTCAGCAGCTCAAATGCTTCAGGCTGCGTGATGTCTTTGTTACGCAAGCGCTGCACAATTCTAGCACCTTCTGCATCATACTCAGCAAGCCCGCGCATAGTGTTGATGATGATTTGGTTGCCGCCGGGAGAGTTAATTATGCGAGGCAATGATTGCTTGAAAAGTTCCAAGTCGGCGTCGGACATCGGACCAGATCCCGGAGGACGCTGCGCTGGGACAAGGGCGTTTATAAGTGCCGCTGCCGCTTGAATGTCATCAAGTCCTTCAGTTTGGATGCCAAAGTTACCTGCAAACTGTTGTATGTTTGCGCCCATGCCGCTGTCAATATTGCTTAACAATGCCTCAAGTCGATTGATCTGTGCGAGGCTTCTGGTCGCCGTTGAGCCAACTTTCGCAACATCAGCCAGAGCCGCTGCGTCCAGTTTTGCAAACTCTTCTTCAAATCTTTTCTCGCCAGCGGCCTCAATGGTTGTAGAGATATTTGGGGCAGAAGCCTTTTGAAGCGCAGTTTTATACTCAAGGAATGTTCCCTTGAACCCTTGGTTAACGGCTTGCTGATATTCCTTGATGCCGGCAGTTCTGTCATCCTTCGGCGTGGCAAGCAACTGGCCGGCCGCATCGGTTGGAGAAATCATGCCGCGCTCAACCATGTCAGCCAAGTCATCACGCTTCCTGAGCCGCAACATCTCAATGGTTTTATTTCGGTTGCTTGCCGCAATCCGCTGCGCACCAGCCTTACGAATAGCCTCGCCACCGCCGCGCAGTTCCGGCAAAATGAGGGGATCAAGCGCAGCCGCAAAAGTCTGAAACCCTGTCAGCCCAGTATTCGGGTCAACGGCTGTTGCTGCGTCTTTCAGTGTTGACAGAAGCCCACGCATACCGCCCTGCTGCTGCTGCGCTGCCTGACCCATGTTGGGTGCGTTGTAAGTCTGCTCGCCGCCCATCATGTATGGAGCTTTGTTGGAAATGGCCATGTCTTGACCCCCTTGATTGCTTGTAAGTAAACCGCCCTTGGCAGTGGTCGCTGGCAGTGATGTAATGTCATCCACGTCAACGCCTGCAAAGTTCGCCAAATCATTCATACGGCTGCCACGCCACTGCGCAATGCCATATGTGCCTTTACCGCCAGCAAGTGTGTTGCGAGCATCTGGGTTCATATCCTCATAGCTCTCAGCCATCAGGCGTCCAGTGATGCCAGCGGCCTGCTGCGGTGTGAGACCCTTTTCAGTCAGGTATCCGTAAGCAAACTTTGCGTTTGGAGAAATGACGCCGGGGTTGGATGTACCATCGTGCATTGCCGCGTAAACGCTGCTGGCATAGTTGCGAGCCTTCTCGTCCCCTGCGCCACCTGAGCGCTCATAGTATTTATCCCACAGCGTTGCATAGTCTTCTGGCGTTGAGGCGTTGGCCGCACGGAACTTCTCAAAGCCAGACTTTTCCTTTCCCTGCACTTCATTCCAGAGAAAGTCCATTTGCTTTGCGAGAGGGATAAAACCTTTTGGCATTACATCAGGCCCGCGCCAAGCTGCAAGTAATTAAACAGGCCGGGTTGCATGGAACTTGTTGTACTTTGCGGCGCTGGCGTAACCCCAAGAGCAGCCAGAGGTGCCTGCAATGCCTGCGTTGGTGCGCCTGTGTAGCCAGCGTATTGGCCTTTGGCTGCATCAATTAGCGCCTGCTGAATACCTTGCTGCAAGAGGCCTTGCTGCGCTTGCTGCTGCTGGATTGTTTGGCCTGTCTGAAACGCTTGCTGTCCAAGTCCACCGAGCTGGGACGCGGCACCGAGGCGAGCCTGACGGTCGGCCATCGCGGCCTGCAATGCCTGGCTGTAGTTTTGCTGACGTTGCTGCGCTGCCATATCGCCAGCCATGCGACCATATTCGCCAGCCATGACACCTTCAGCAACACCCTGACGCGACCCGCCAAATGCTCTGGCAGCAGTAGCCTGCGCGCCAAGCTGGTTCTGCGCCATTTCTTGCTGACGCGCAATGTCCTGCTGAGTGCGGTCAATTACTGCGCTGGTGTATGGGTTAGCATATGCGCCGACATTTAGCGGGCCTTGCATAGCTTGTTGAGTGCCTTGCATCGCTTGTTGCAATCCACCTGCCGCAGCTTGGTTTACGTTAAAACCCGGCTGAGGTTGAACCGATTGCAACGCTCCAGTTTGAGGTTGTATTGATTGTACTGCTGCTGGTTGTGCTGCGCCTGCCATTTTATGAGTCCTTCTTAACTAAGCCAACCGCAAAGAATTGGGCTGTGCGCGCTGCAAAGTGAATAGCGCCTTTAACTGTACGTTTCTTACCGGAGGCAAATGCAATGTAATCACGGAACTCTTGGTAATGCTCGTGCGCCTTGCCTTGCTCGATTTTACTGCGGCCAAGGTGACGATAGCCTCTGCGGATTGCCTCGCCCCACCACTTGCCGTGCAATACATTCATGCACCAAACAACAGCTTCGCGCTTGGCCGATGGTGAAAACGCGCCTGAGCTGACTGCGTGTGTGGCGACTACGCAACCACCCTTGTCGCCAGTATCCGCACCGCCAGCCGCGTCATCCCTCAATATAGGTCTTATCGAGGTTACGGGGGCGGCAGCAGTTGCGGCGGCCATCATGTCACGGTGAGCCGTACTGTCATTGTCCTGACTCACAGCGGGGGCCGCAACATAAGAACCTGTTGACGGTTGATATGTCATGCCCGGAGGTGCGCTGGCCTGCATCTCGGCAACAGTCGGGGTTTCAATCGGGTTGTTTGCTCCACCCACGTTGTATGAGGGGCCGAGTAGAATGTTACCAGCAAGCGTATTGCTGGCAAGTCCAGTGCCGAACTCGGTCAAATCATTCATTATTTGAGTGCCAGTGCCAGCAGTGGATGTGTCTGTTATGCCTGCTGCTGGATCAGTTATGTAGGCTGACGCTTGCTCACCGCCAGTAGGCTGACCGGGTACTATGGTTCCACGCCCTCCGGCTACTGAAGGGCCAAGGTCGTAGCCAAGGTCAGTTGTTGTCCCATCACTATTATACATTATAGCCGGGCCGCCCTCTGTCATTGGGCTTGAATCGGGGTACTGACGTATGTCTGGGAAAGTAGAGGGTGTATTGTCAACATAACCGGGTGGTGTTTGAGTTGTGGGAGGTACGATAGTGTAAGGAGCCTCGTTTCCTTGAAAGTCTGTAGAAGTGTAATCTCCAGCCTGCGCAATGGCCAAGTCATTGGCTTGCTGCGCGGCAACCTGATCTGCCATTGTGCCATAACTGGTATAATCAATTGGAGCAAAGTTGCCAGCAGCAGCGCCGCCTGCGTATGGGTCAATAAAGAAGCTGTCGATGTAAGCCTTCTGGCCGGGACGACGCTCGCCCAACGTCTGCAATGATTCCTCATAGATTGGCGCGGCAGAGTAACCCTGCACGCCGCCAGCGTATGTCGTTGGCTCGGGCATGCCGCCCATAATGTCTTGCTGGGACATGCCACCACCCGGCACGCCAAAGGCACTTGCTGTCTGAGCGGTGCCTTGAAGCGCAGCCTGCTGCATTGGTGTGAGCGCAGCAACGTCTGGACCGTAATACGGCGTATAGCCAATCTGCGAAATGCGCTCGGCTTTGTTTAGGTTGCGCTGTGCAGCGGCCTCAATGTATTCTGGGATTGTAACCGATGAGGTTGTTGATCCACCTTTTCCGCCAGACATTATTCGAACTCCTTAACATAGGACGTGTGCAGTGGCTTCCAGCCGTGCTTCGCCAATGGTTTTTTCCAGCCAAAACGTCCCGTCATAGTCAATGCTGTGCATCCTTGCGCTTTGGCCCACTCTATCACATCGTTGTGCATATCCAAAATCTGATCCAATTCACCGCCGCCAAGGAACACGTTTAACAACTTCTTTCGTGGATATACCACGATTTCAGTTACTATGCACCCCTTTGGCGTTGGCCACAACTGCATCGTACCTTTGTAGATACCTTCGGCCACATCAATGAAGTCATGCGTGCCGCCAGAATAACCCAGCGCCGCTTCAATCCAAGGCCGACATCTTTCAAGCTCTTTATCCATGTAACCTCGTAATAGACAAGGTTGACGCTGGCAGTGCAGGTAAAGGCGACGCGGCAGCCGTATAGTTTAAAAAGCCCTGCGTATTATCGACCATCCAATTGACCTCAAGGTAATCATTCGCCGCAAGGGTAAATACCTGCGTTCTGGATGTAACCAGCGTAGCGTTATTTTGATGTAAAGCGGTCGTCATAGCGCTGTTGTCAACATTAACGCCGTTGACGCTGGGCCAAAAGTAAAAGTGAACAGTGCTGGCCGATGTCGATGAGACCTGCGCTGAGAACGAAAGCACATACTGTCCAGCCTCCTCAAACACAATTCTGGACGCCGGAGTGCCAAGCGTAATGCCGTGATTGTGGGCCTGAGCGTCATACGTTAGCTTGTATGCCGTATTTGCAGAGGCGGCAGTTACGTCAGCAGTAATAATAAAATCAGCGTGGCCATCCTCAAGCACAACTTGCCGCCACTCACCGTTTTTGCTCACAACTGGATACTGATTGACTCGATCCCACATAAGCGTGCCATCGTCAGCCGCACTTTCTCCACCAGTCTGCTGGACCAGCGGTGAGCGCGTTTGAGACAAGTAAGACATAAGGCGTCGGCCCCAAGTCTGCCAATCCTTGTCTCTTGGCTCTGGTGGACGGTTCTGCTGCGTCATCGACGGCCCCCGGCAACAGCATCAACTCGGTTAATGCCAACCCGCCAATCAGCCAAGCGCTCGCCCTCAATGCGCATACGAACTTGACGCCCGGTAAACCTGACCGAAGTTGGGTTGCTCATAGAGTAAGGCCCGTATGACCGCTCAGTGCCATTGGGGTAAAAACGCGTCTTAAAGGTGGCACTTACGTCACCTTGCGACTTTTCATCCGGCAGCATTTCAGTCACGCTCATAACTTGGTCGCCAGCGCCAATGCGGAACGGGCCAGTTTCAGCAAAAGGCGTTAATGCGCCATAGTTGAAGCCGACTTCATGCTCGTAAATTTTGTAATCTGCTGGGTCAGCCATCATCGGCTGGCGGAACGCCCCACGGTCAATGCCAGCAGTGCGGGCCAGATTGCCGATGGTCCATGTGTTCTCAACGTAGTTATATGAAACGTAGCGGTCATTTTCTGTTGACGCCGCGCTGGGGTAAAACCAAGTTACCTCGCTAAACATTGAGTTTGACATGCCAAACGCCTTACTAATCTGGCCCTTGTTGATGTCATTAAACACATAGTCAGCCACATCACACGGCAGCTCTTGCACAGCGCCGCCCGTGTAGACGTAAAACGAATTAACGCCCATCCAGAACGCGCCACGATCAACTACAACCGCAGCTTGTTTTGCAGCCAAGCCGCAGCTCGTTCCAACGCGCTCAATGCCGTAAACATATGGCGGGCCAATGTAGTTGGCAACGTGAGCATCGCGCGTGGTTAAAAGCAATGTCTGGCCCGCAACTGTCATGCCCTTCATTAAAGTGCCTGACGTATTTAGCTCAAGATCACCTGCCTCGTTTGTTGCGGCTGGTGTCCATAGGTTATTGTCCTCGCGGTCTGACCAGCTCACCAAGCGAGGGTTGCCGCCTGCGCCAAGCGCAAAAACAAAGCGCTCCTCAGTTACGACTATGCCAAGATTATTTACTGGCGCATTAGACAAAGCCGCTGCGGGGGTGCCAGTGTTAAGCTGCCATTCGTAAATCTTGCCGTCGTCTTCGTTGCAAGCTAGCAGATATTCGCCCCACGATTCCAAGTCCCAGCTTGTCGCTGGCTGGATGCGAACTGTGTCAGGCCGCGCAATGCCGTATGCGTAAGCGCCATATTCAGCGCCGCCATAACCTGTAAATGAAATTGCGTCCTCACGGCCTGCCGTTAAACCTACGGGTGTAATATCGTATATTGCGTTGGTATCAGCCCAAACATATAGTTTGTTATATGTGCCGGAGGAAATCCAACGGTTATTGTCGTTCGTGATCCAAGTAAGCATCCCGCGCAAAGTTGCGTCGGCCGCATTTCCGCTGCGCGTGCGCCAACCGCCTACCGGGCGCATAACGCCGTCATTCCAGCGAACAAGGCTGGCATCACGCCAACGACCCATGCTCTGCAAGTCAGTCCCGTTGCGGTAAACGCCAGCGGGAATGTTTAGATCAATTAAAGCCATTGTCGCCTCTCGCAAACGGAATTGAAGCCAATATAACACATTGTGCCAAATATGCAAAAGGCCAGCATGTAGCTGGCCAATTGCGTTATGTTTGCCGGGCTACTCAGCGTCATCTTCCGCTGGCGCTTCCAAAGATGCCGTGAGCATATTTACAAACGCATCTTTGCCGACCATCAACTGATCCATATTAAACTGCGCAGAGTTGATTTTCTGCTGCAAAGAGTTGATGTGATTAATCATCACCTTTTGCTGATCTGTCAGTTGGTCTTCAGTGTAGTCAACATCGTTGATCGTGATTACCTTTTTGTCTTCGGCCATCGTGATCTCCTTTAAGTTAAGTTAAGCAGCCCAAGGTGTTCCAGAGGCTTCGGTTGGATTTGCCATTGCGTTAATCTTGTCAGCAATAGCGGCTTCAGTGTCATCTTGCGATACACTATCCCACACCCAGCCCTGAGCCATTGCTTCAGTAACGTCAGCATAAGCAACAAAGTCAGGGGAGGACGCGTCAGGTGTTAGACCAACAGTACCATAAGATGACGCAGAGTTGTCACCGTCAACGCCTGTGCAGCGCCAGTGAATTACGTTAATTCCGCCAGATGCAATGTCATGTTCGCAGGTGGGGATAGTCCAAGTGTAAGTTACGGCCATAGGTTAAACCTCCTGTTCGGCTAGATGGGCGGCATAAGCATCCTTAACCGCTTGTGTGTGTACGGCTGCACAGATGGCTTGAACCTCTGAGCTTTCGCCTGTGATGTCATCGTTAGGTGCAACGACATGGCGTGAGAAGGATCGGCTGATCTCTACATCGTCACGCTTGATGACCGTGGCTGTTCTGACCTGTATCATTTTGTGTTCTGATACGATCTCGATTTTGTCTTGGATTGCTTCTTCTGTTAGCGCCATGTTTTATCTCCTTATGGCTGGACTGTCCGACCCAAAGCTATGCAGTGGGCTATGATTTACACCTTATAGGTTAGTGAAATTGCAAGAGCGACTAACTCACTATCTGTTGAGGCCGCTGTTGAGTTTAAGTCAGTGGCAGATCCGTAAATGCTCATGGCTGTATCGCTAGCAGACATAATTGGATTTAATTGCGTCATGCCGGAAGGCCAAGTAAAGCCAAACAACGGAACAACAGTGCCACTAGCAAAGTAGTTAGAGGCGCTAGAAGACGTAAACGGCAACCCACCTATTCGCAAATTGCCAGTGCCAGTCATCGCAGTCCAAGAGATGTAAATGTCTACATTAACCGTATCGCCAACTTTGGTGTAAGACCCGGTTTGGGTTGCATAGGTAGTAGTCCCAGCGGTTGAAGCTCCAAAAGCCGTAGGAGTAAACGTCCCCTCCTCATAGTCATCCAGCTTATTAGCCGACCCAGTGCCGCCAAGGTATACACCGCCAGACAGGTAGAGGTCTTTGAAGCGAGCGCCGCTTACACCAAGACTAACTGTGCCATTAGCGGCTAAGTTTGTTGTGATGTTGTGAGGTTGTACCGCAACAGTAGACGAATTAAAACTTATACCTGAAGAAGCGTTGCCTATAGTCAGTCGGCCTAAAGTACCAATACTCCCCACAGTGGAGCCGTCTTTGCGGAACTCTAGGATGTCGCCGTCAGATGTGCCTCGGTCAAAATACCCAGAAACAGCGTTTGCTCTATTGCCGTAAACATACCCAAAACCATTTAGAGTTACGCCATCTACGCCAGTCGCAGTAGTCGTCCCCACCAGCAAGTTACCGCTGCTGTCGATGCGCATGGCTTCTGTGGCGCTGGTAAAAAACGTCTGTGTGTCTACCCCTGCCCCAGCAGCACCAAGTTTTACTTCACCACTTGCAAACTGAAGGATATTCCTTGCGTTACCGCCAGCATCTTGAAAAGAAATTATGGCGTTATTTGCTAAGCCAATGCTACCACCCGGAAGGGTTGTTGACGTAACGCCCAACAGCAAGTTACCAGAGCTGTCGATGCGCATGCGTTCTGAGCCGCTTTCTGACATTGTAAGAACGCTTGAGTAATTTAGTGTAGAGTTGCCTCCATCTTCTGCATAAATATCAAGTACATTAGAGCCTGTGGTGTTTTCGACCCGCAGTCGTGTATTTGCGCCAGACCCTGAGAGATGAACCAGACGGCTAGGCGAACTCGTGCCAATCCCAACCTTACCGCTGCTGTCGATGTCCATGGCTCGTGTAGAGCCACCATTGGTATAGAAACGAAGGTCATTGCGAGAACGAATTTGCGCTGAACCTGTTGTATCTACAAGTTCAATCAACGCTTCTGTATCTGTACTTTCAAAACGTGCAACTTCGTTAGATGCGCCTGAGTTTACATGCAAGGCTCTAGTTGGCGAACTCGTGCCAATCCCTACGTTACCGCTGCTGTCGATGCGCATGCGTTCTGTGGTGGCGGACCCCGTCCCAAACGTAATATACTCAGAACTGTCAGACATGACTATCCGAGAGCCATTACCCCAAGACCCCAGCGTAAACGCACTGCCAGTCGGAGAAACCCATAGGCCGTAGGGGTCTCCGCTGCTGCCCCTCAAATACATATGTGTGCTGGAGCCGTTGTCTATGTGCAGACTGGCTGACGGGCTCGTTGTTCCTAGACCCAGCCTCTCCGCACTCGCATCCCAGAAGAACTTTGGCGTGGTGCCTGTGTCCTCGTAGAAGGAAATGTCGCCTGTAGCGTGGTCAATGTTAAACCTTTGCGTAAACACGCTTTTTGCATCATTGACTGTAAATATCTTAAAATCACCGCCAGAACTCATTACCGCTGCATTCTCGTCGGTAGTATCGCTTTCCATCATAAAGATGCGAGGGAATGTGCTGTTGATCTGAGCGTCCCCATCCACAGTCAGCCCATCGCTGGTCAAAGTCCCAGTGATGTCTACACCTGTGCTGGTGGTGGCGAATTTCTGGGCGTTGTCGTAGAATAGATTAACAGGGCCATCAGCATTAAAGACGCCTAAAGTTTCACCTGTGTACTTTTGAAGGCTTACTGCGGAATTGCCCCTTAAAACAAGGTTTCCTATACCAGTATCGTCAATATAGCTGTTGACGTTGTCATGATAAATCTGCAAATCAGACCCAGCGCCGAAGATGGCTTTGTCGTTGTCGCCGAAGGTTGCGTTGCCGGTCACGTCCACACCCGTGGCAGTCGTCGCCAATTTCGCGCTATCTGCGTAGGACAACGTACCAGCAGCAGTCTTACCGCCAATCGCATTTACAACCGTGTCAAGCGTATCAAGATCAGTGTTGATCTTTTCGCCCCAAGTATCCTCAGATGCACCGATTTCTGGCTTCGTTAAGCCATATGCTGTGGTCGTTGTATCAGCCATGATATTCTCCTATGCGGCGTTAGCCTGTACGGCGTTAGCCTTATGCGGCGTTAGCCCAAGTTTCGCTTGAAGCCGAGGCGGGTGTCCAGTCCGTTGATGTGGGGGGAACAGCCGACCAGCTTTCTGGCGTGCTGCCTGCATCTTGCCACACTTTGCTAGACGGATCAACACCAGTCCAAACTTCAGGCGTATCAGGGATCGGCTCCCACTTTTTAACAGCGTTGCACGTCGTACTCAGCAGAGTGCTAATCAAAGCACCGCCCGACTGAACGCGGTTGCACGTTGCTACAGATGTTAGAACGCAAGCAATGTCAGCGCTGCTAATGTATATCGCCTCAGCTGTAGCCGACGTGCTGCACGCGGCAGATATTGCCGACGCGGTGGGCCGTACGCGTACTATGTCAGCACTGGTAGTTGACGTAGCGGCAATTGAGCTATCTGCCGTGCGAACGCGATTACAATCAGCTGACGTAGTTGAAGCGCAGGTTGATGCTGCATCGCTCTCACGCAAGCGCTGGGCGGCGGAAGTCGTCGTTGTGGATGTTGTGCTGGACGCAGACGCTTCACGCACTCTAACGGCCTCTGACGAGGTCGTAGACACGCTCACAACGATAGATGCGTCTAGCCTGACACGAACCGAAGCCGCAGCCGTCGCTGTCGTGACAATAATCGTGCCGGCGCCGTCAGTGACAAAGCCATCAAGCCCGTAGTTATACGAGCCGTATGTAGCCCTGCCGTAGCCAGAACGATACTCAGCCATTAGTCAAGCGTAACGTCAAGATCACCCGCCGGGAGTCTAAACACATCGCCCGTGTCAATCGCCTTGCTTGTGGTCAGCGCCGCGTAAGCAATCAAGTTGCCGCCAGAAGACGCGTCGAATACGCCAACGTCAGTCACCGTGCCATAGCCAGCCGTGGCAACTGGCCACTCAATCGCAGCAGTGTTTGAGGCAGTGTTGCCGGAAACAGTAAACGTAACAGCCTGACGCGCATAACCGCCGCCAGATACTTCAGTTCCGCCGCCGGGATCAGATGGCGACGCAGTGTAAAGCGCAATATGCCACTCAGTCGGGCGGGTTGCGCTGCTCGTCGTGAAGGACCAAGTTAAAACTGTGGTCTCGAATGTGTCTGAAAAACTCATTTTAGTAAGCCCTTATTTTCATGCGACGGCCTGATCCGCCAAATTTAGCTTTCTCGCTTTCTGCGTTTATAGCATCAATCGCGCTTTGATACAAAGCAGCCCAGACCTGCAAGCGCGCATCATCCTTGAGATACGGAGCGGAATGTATGAGCGAGCCATACAAATACGCGTCAGGATAATGCTCAAGCAACCAGTTGCTTGTGTTGCTGTCACTCAACGCAGGCAACTCAGATATGTAATACAGCTCGGCAGTGTAAGTGCCAGCTGGCGCAGGGAAAATCTCAATCTCACCGGCAGTAATCGCATAGTAGGCTGGTTCGCCGCTGGTGTTAGACCTATTGTACTTGCGGTCAAGTAATTGAAATTGGCTAATTAATTCAAGCGGGCGTGACTCGCCTGACGTAATGTAAAACCGAATGGCCTCAACAAAGTCAGCAGGTATTGCGCTGTACTGCGTGTCAAGCTCCGCAGTGCTGCGCTTTTCCTGCCGCCAGTGACGAATGTCGCGGGACAAGTTTGACTCAGCAAGCGAAATAAATGTTGGCGTGACTGACGCCAAGTCATCACGGTTGAGAAAGTCCGTGACGTTAGATTGCAGCTCTGCGTAAGTTGTGATTGCCATTACTGTAACAGTCCTTGCCGTTGTTGCTCTTCATTAGCACGTTTTTGCATTTCTTGTAAGGCTAGTAAGCCGCCGGGTATAATAGTTAATCCGGCTGATAAATTTTTTAAGTGAGCCAAGCGTGGATCAAATCGGGCGAATTGGGAGCGGATATTTTCTGGGGAAAATGTTGTAAATTCATGCTTTTGGTTCACACCCGAAAATCCTTGCGGCTTTAAAGTATCATAAACAGTATCACTTAATCCACTATAGCCAGCAGATTTTCCCTGCTCTCTTTGCAAATTTTCATAATCGTATTGAGCTTTCCGCATTTGCTGGTGATTGGCTTGGTTATTTGCTCGAACCATAGAAGGATAAACAACACCTTTTATTTCAGAATTGTTTGGGTCAAAAGATTTTATTCTTTCTGGGTTTGCGCTTTGGACCTGAGCGAATTTGTTTGCTAGTTCAATATTGTGCGGCGGGGCAAAATATATCCCCTTACCAGATTGGCCTCTCGTTGACCTATTAATGTCAAATTCTTTTATATCTGGGTTGTCCGGATATTCGTCGATGGACCTGTATATATCATCTTTTCTATTGGGTATCGTCCCATGGTAACCCGGCACCATTGACTGCTCGGCGGCTCTCTGCATCCGCGAAGCGACATCCATCGGCAGGTCCATTCCAGTTGCGCCGCTTTCGTACAACTCAAACAATTCCATATTATCGTTTGGCGTTAGCTTACCCAACATCTCATCGGTAACTTCGTCAATGCGACCAGATGCCAGCAAGTCCGCAACTTTTTGCGCGGGGGACATTACCTGCGGATTTAACAGCGAACCCATCGCATTCGGGTCAACCTCAACACGCTTGGCCGTATCAAGCAAACCACGCGCACCAGACTTAACAGCCTTCGCTGCTGCGTCACCAATGCCGGGGAACAAGCCCAACACGGCAGCACCGCCAAGTGCGCCAACTAAAGCCCAATTCGGGTTTTCAGATGTAGCCTCATCGTAAATCTCTTTGACAGCCATCGCGTCACCGATGATTGGCGTGGCCTCAGCTATAAAGCGAGCCGCGTCCATCGGCGTGACATTCGGCACGTCAACAGCAAGCCGACGACCTTCGTCAGCATAGCCAGCGTAATCGCCGGGTGATAGCAAGCCGACCAAAACTTACTTCCCGTATTTTTTTGACAGGCAAGTGCCAGCACGTTTACATCCGGCGGGGGTGGGGCAACCTTTACATGGTGTCATGTCATCAATCCTCATTTTTCTGCACATTAGCACATTTATTTGACAAAGGCCATGCAGGGGGTATTCCCCGCAATATCACAGTTCGCCCAAATCATCCATAATCTTTTCCATGCGGGAAGACAGCTTCCAATGTCCAGCGCGCCAGCGGGCCGCAAACTGTGCCTCCTCTAAACTTAAGCCCTTGCCGATGTAAGTCTTAATCCATTGATTCATACGGATATTTTTCATCTTGGGTGACAGCTTGTGAAACGGGACTTGCTTCATGCGATACCTTTTAAGTTGCGTTTGAGCGACTGCGTCCAGCTGGACATAGAGCCAGACAGTGCAGTTGCAGCATCGCTAGCCATTGTCAGGCATAACGCATCTGCAAGGTCAGGTGACTTCAAACCACGCTTGCGCATCTCATCCTTACTCTCAGCCTTCATCTTGCCCGATGACGTGAAGCTATACCGTATCGCCGTCAATTCAGCCAACAGCTGGTCATCCTTCGGCAGCTTACACGACCTGTCCTCAAGCCAACCCTTCGTCTTAAACCAAAGCTCACTGCGCAAGTTCATATGCGTCTTACCCATGGCCGGTGCCTCGCCAACATTGATCCCTCTGACAGGCGCACCAAGCTCGCGCAGCCTGTCAACAACGCCACCACCAACGCCAATGCTGTCAACCAATATCTCTTTCGGACGCATGGACGGCGGCAAACCCTCAAACTCAGCCATCACTCGGCCAACAGTCTGCATCAGGTCCAACCCCTGCCAGCTGGTGATCTCAGTCACAACATTGCCATACCGCTTGCACAGCGCAGTCTTATCCGTACCAAAACGCGCAACGTCCAAACCCCAGATAGGCTTCTCATCCGGCGTAACCTCAATGTCACGATGAATTGCACTCTCAGCTAAATGAAACGGAATGATCGTGTCATCATCCGCCATGGGAAACTCGCCAAGCACACGAATCCTAAACGCGTTTGACTCCTCGCCATACCTCGCACGCATCTCGTCAACAAACTCATCGCTAACCAGCGGGCTGTCGATGCACGACCAACGCCGTGTCCACCAGCTGTCAGCCATCCGCGTTTGACTTTCGTAAAACGTACCGCTGGAGCGCGTAGGGTTGCTCAGCAAGATCGTCGTCGCCGCGTGGCCAGACATCGAACCAGCGGCAGCCTCAAATACCTTCTCAGGCACACCAGACGCCTCATCCACAACCAGCAGCACGTTCTCCGAGTGAACCCCAGCCAACGCCTCCGGCGTTTCAGCCCGGCTAGTGCGAGCCGAAATAAACGCCTCACTCGGCGCAGCGTTCAACTCAACTCGATCAGACTTAACAGTCAGTAAAATTTTAAGCTGCGGGGGCAGCTCGTTAATCCAGCGCTTCAACTCCGCAAACAAAGCATCAAACAACTGACCACTGGTCGGCGCAGTCACCACAACCTTATTCGGAAAACGCAGCAAAACAAACCAAAGCATAATCCAACTAGCCGACGTTGACTTACCCGTGCCGTGACCACTGCGGATGCTAACCTTGCGCTCACCGTCAGCAACGGCGCGCAAAAACTCAGCCTGATAATCATGCGGCGTCGCACCCAACACCTCCTGCACAAACAAGGCCGGGTCATCACGATAACGCAGCACAAACTCTTCTAGCGGGTTGGCTTCACTCATCTGTGACATCCTCATAGTCAGCCTCAATAGCCGACGCCTCACGCTGGCGGTCCTCAGCATCAATCTGCGCCAAGTCA